TTCAACAAAAAGGAACAGCAATACAAGTAATAGATTACCATGAAGAACGTGGTCATGGATTACCACACTATATTCAGTTGCTAAACGAAAAACCATACGTTTACAAAGAACATTACGCACCACACGATATTGAAGTACAGGAGTTTGGCAATGGCAAAACAAGAAGAGAGATAGCTTATCAATTAGGAATTAGATTTAAGGTAGTACCGAAGCTACCAGTAGAAGAAGGAATCCACGCAGTAACTATGTTGCTCAACCGATGTTGGATAGATACAGACCATTGCAAAAGTTTGATAGATGCGTTAAGACATTACCATAGGAAGTACATCGACAAAAATAGAATGTTCAGATCGAAACCTGTACACGATTGGAGTAGTCATGCTTGCGATGCGATGAGGTATCTAGCAGTAGGGTTACAAGAATTAAATACTAGACAAAACGCTCCACAAAGTGTAGCAGATAATGATTATAGGATTATTTAATTATGGGATCAATATTTAAACCAAAGACACCACCTTTACCACCTGTGCAACCTTTGCCAGAACCACCAGATACAGAACTATCTGAAGCTGAACAAAAAAAATTAGACGCAGAGTTTGCTGCTAAAGAAAGAAGAAGAAGAGGAAGAAAGTCAACAATTAAAACCTCACCACTAATTGCTATGGAAGAAGCTGATGTGGAAGAGAAAACTTTATTAGGATAATAATATGTTAGATAAAATTAAAAAAGCATTCAGTAAAACAAAAAAAGAAGTTAAGTCAGAAGTTAAAAAAGAATTAAATACTTCTGTTGAGATTGCAAAAGAAGTTAAGTCAGAAGTTAAATCTGCAACTCAATGTGAAACTAAATCTTCTTTATCATTTGGAAAATAATTATGGGTAGTAATAACGCTTCTGGTAGTGGTGCAAGTGGCAGAACAGACGCTGGACCAAACAGAACTACAGCTTATAAAGCTGGTGTAGGTAACATAAACGAAAAAGGAAAAAAAACTGCTTCTTATAAATCAGATAATCCAGATGCCTTTAGAAATCGTGGTGCTGAAAATATAAAAAAGAAAGTTAAAAAAATTCCTTCTCCAGCATTAACAGTTCTATCTGTACCATTACAACATGGATCAAAAGTAACTAGAGATTTTTTTACAGATAAAGTTTTAGGATCAAAAAATTATAAAGGAACTACTAAAGAAAAATTTAGTGCAATGAGTAGATCAGCTCAAGAAAGTATGTATAAAAGTTATATTGGTGGAAGAACATCTGGTAGTACAGATGCTTATGGAAATACAATTTCTCAACGTGGCAATGACAACAATGGCAATCAAGTTGTTCAAGCACCAGAAGTAAAATCACCAAAATCAATAGAAGTTTCTCAAGTTGCATCTGTTCCAGAAGTTACATCAGAAGAAGCAAGAGCAACAGCAAATGAATTGATTAGAAAAAAAAGAAGAGGTACAGGAAGAACTATGTTAGTTGCAACATCTTCAAAAGGTGTTACAGATGAAAAACTAACTTTAAGCGAAAAAAGTTTATTAGGATAATATGCAAACAGATTTAGCAAAAACATTATTAAAAAGATTCGACAGATTAAAATCTAACAGACAGAACTGGGAAAGTCATTGGCAAGAAGTTGCAGACTATATGCAACCAAGAAAAGCTGACGTAACTAAAACAAGATCTAAAGGTGATAAGAGAACAGAACTTATTTTTGATTCATCACCATTACAAGCAGTAGAACTATTAGCTGCTTCACTTCATGGTATGTTGACGAACCCTGCTACTACTTGGTTCTCATTAAGATTTAAAGGTGGAGAGTTTGAAGATAATGATGAAGCAAAAGCCTGGTTAGAAGATGCTACTGAAGTTATGTACAATGCAATTAACAAATCTAATTTCCAACAAGAAATATTTGAGCTGTATCATGATCTAATTACATTTGGTACTGCAGCAATGTTTATTGAAGAAGATGATGAAGATACATTAAAATATTCTACAAGACATATTAATGAAATGTATATTTCAGAAAATGACAAAGGTAGAATTGATACTATCTTTAGAAAGTTTAGATTAACAGCTAGAGCTGCAATACAAAAATTTGGTGCTAATGTTTCTGATAACATTGTAACTGTAAACAGAAAAGATCCTTATGAAGAAATAGAAATACTTCACGCAATATATCCAAGATCTGATTTTGATCCTAAGAAACAAGATAAAGTTAATATGCCTTTTGAATCTGTATACTTAGAAGCAGGAACAGGTGATGAATTATCTGTATCTGGATTTAAAGAATTTCCATTTGTAGTACCAAGATATTTAAAAGCATCACACGAAATCTATGGTAGATCTCCTGCAATGACAGCTTTGCCAGACGTTAAGATGCTAAATGAAATGTCTAAGACTACAATCAAGTCTGCACAAAAACAAGTTGACCCACCACTACTTGTTCCAGATGATGGATTTATTTTACCAGTAAGAACTGTTCCTGGTGGATTAAACTTCTACAGATCTGGTACTAGAGATAGAATTGAACCATTAAACATTGGAGCAAATACTCCACTAGGTTTAAACATGGAAGAGCAAAGAAGAGATTCAATTAGAAATGCTTTTTATGTAAATCAATTGATGATGCAAAATGGTCCACAGATGACAGCTACAGAAGTTATCCAAAGAAATGAAGAGAAGATGAGACTACTTGGTCCAGTATTAGGTAGACTACAATCAGAATTATTAAAACCATTAATCGATAGAACTTTTGCATTATTACTTAGAAGAAATTTATTTAGACCAGCACCAGACTTTTTATCTGGTCAAGATATAGAAATTGAATATGTATCTCCACTAGCTAAAGCACAAAAATCTGCAGAGTTACAATCTATTATGAGAGGTATAGAAATACTAGGATCACTTGCAAATGTTGCTCCAGTATTCGATCATGTTAATATGGATAAACTTGTTAAACATTTAATGGATGTTGTAGGTGTTCCACAAAAAGTTTTAAAAACTCAAAACGAAGTTCAAGCTAAAAGAGAACAAGATCAACAACAACAAGCACAACAACAACAAATGGCACAAATGCAACAAGTTGCTGAATCTGCTGGAGCTGCTGCACCAATGGCAAAAGCATTACCAGAAGAAGCACAAGCGTTAGCTAATGCTGAAGTTCAAGAATAATAAAAAAACAAAAGGATAGATATGCAAGACGAGAAAGCAGTACACGCTTATATAAAAAAACTACAAGAAAATTATAAACATATTTTTACATCAGATGAAGGTAAGGAAGTTTTATCTGATCTAGAAAAAAGATGTCATTATCATTCTACTACCAATGTTAAAGGTGATAGTCATGAGAGTGCATATATGGAAGGTCAACGAAGCATCCTTCTATTTATTAAACAAATGCTTCAAACCAATAAGGATAAATAACCATGTCAGAAGAACAGACAACTCAAGTAACTGAGCCTGTAGCAGAGACAACACAAACTACAGAACCAGTTGCACCAACAATAGCAACAACAGATAATTCAACTCCAGCAACCTGGAAAGATTCAATCTCACAAGAGTTTAGAGAAGATCCAAACATTTCTAAATTTACTGAAATAGATGCGTTAGCTAAAAGTTATATCAACGCAACTAGAATGATTGGTCAAGATAAAGTTGCAGTACCAAATGAAAACTCAACAGATGATCAATGGAATGAAGTGTATGGAAAACTTGGTAGACCAGAATCTCCAGATAAATACAAACTAGATGTACAATCTGAAATAGTTCCATTAGATGATGGTGCTGTTAAATCGTTTGCAGAGAATGCTCACAAACTAGGTTTAAATAATAAACAGGCTCAAGGTATCCTGGAATATTATAAAAACTCTATGGAAGGTTCTGAACAACAATCAAGAATAGATACAGAAACTGCACAAGCAAATGCAGAAGCAGAACTTAGAAAAGAATGGGGTAGATCTTTTGATGAGAATTTAAAAAAAGCTGGATCAGTTGCTAAAGCAAATATGAATCCAGAAATTTTAGATATGGAATTAAAAGATGGTACTCGTTTAGGTGATCATCCTTCAATTATAAAAGGATTTGCAAACATTGCTAATCTTATGTCTGAAGATAAAATGATTGGAACAGATGAAGATAGTGCGACAAGTGGTAGAAATCTTGATGAAGAGATTAGTAAAATTGTTAATGACAGGGATGGTCCATATTGGAATAAGGCTCACCCAGATCACGATAAAATAGTTCAACAAGTATTTACCTTGAGATCAATGAAGTAATGGATAAAGAAGAAGTAAGACTAGAAATATTAAGAATAGTATTGGAAAGTGGATCAGAAAAAATAAAATCTGATCCCTTGCCAAGCTGTGAAAAATATTATACATGGGTTTCTATGGAGAATGA